GTTATGGATGCCTGTACAGAGAACTATGAGTGTCTCGTATTAGACAATACTGTAAAGTCTAATAAGATCACCGATTGTGTGTTTTGGTACAAAGCAACTGTGAGAAAGGGATTCAGGGTTGGAAGTCCAGACCTATGGAGACTTCATAAAAGGATGTTTAATCCCAAGTATCTCACACAAAAAGAAGATGATGCCAAAAATGCTAATAAGAAGACTAAACTGAAGATTACGAAGACGAAATAACGAATAAGTATTCAGTCACTTTAGTAGAACGATTCTTTAGATTGCGGCTACCTTTGTAGCAACTATATTCAATCTCAATTTTTTCATGGGTGTATGGTTTAAGGATTTCACCCCACTCTTCTAATGTGAGGAAACCCTCACTGTTGTAAGAGACCAAGGTATGTTTAGCCTTTTGAGTGGAAAGTTCTAAGGTACGTTTCATAGCTTCTTTGATTTTGTTTTTATAGTTGTACTGACTTTTGTTCCAATTTCCCGGGATACCTGATACTTTTGAAACTGTCTGAGGTCTCTCGTTGGTACAAATTAAGTTTAGCATGAAATAATTTGATCCATACGGATGTTGATTGTATGGTGGATCTAAGTATATGAGATCAATACTTGGTAATTTTTCCAAAAATTCACATGCATCTTTACGGTGGACTTCAACGTCTTTGACTTCGTGCCAGACGGGAAGATCTAATATAATCCGCTTTGTGATTCTATCCTGTGCATGACCATTCTTACCACCCCATCCACCTTTATGGAAACCCTTGAAGACACCAGATGTATTTGTATGAATACTCGCTTTCACAAGGAGTGGTCCAAGACAGTAATCTTTTAGATTGTCTGGTACATTCTTATCAATATATGCCAACATACCGTCAATCCTCTTGCCATTCTCGGGTGTATAAAAGGACCTCTCTTCAGATGCATACATTTCGGTTATAAATCCACATACATCTGGACAATTATTCATTCCTTCTATATGGGTATCTATTTCATCCTGATCAGCCCAATTAGGGGTTTTGAGGAAACAATTGGATATAACTTCACAATACCTCTCCAGGTCATTCACGTATATTTTATCAACGTGTGTCAGTAACATTCTTGATACAACACCAGAACCAGAAAAGGCATCGGCACATGATTTTGGTTGAAGTCTTTTCACAACTTCTTCTATTTTGTTAACAAGTTTTCGCTTATTACCAATGTATGTAATCATAGGTTGGTGAACATAGAGATCCATACTTAATTCTTTATCTAATGATTTCTCTAATACAGGCTGCGTTACTCACATGTCTAGAAAACATGTGAGTATAACAGATGTCTACCGATATAAACACCCTCAATCTCGCTGACAATGGTGATGGAATGGTACCCCTCAGTGACAATCCAACGACTAACTTCGTGAATAATTCTCCACCTCCCTCTATTCAAACACGCGAAGCGTTTTCACAACCCGAAAAAAATGTGAGTCAAAGTAAAGAGATGCCAATGGATTCTACTCCCATTAACGATATTATGATGGAACCCCCAATGATGATGGACGAGCCTAAGATGCAGGGTATGCAGATGGCTGCCCCCAACCCCCAGGGTGCCTACGCCGCCCCTCAACAGCAGGCGGCTCCAGAGAGCAAGAACCCTCTCAACCTTACTGACGATCAGATGATCGCTCTCGTCGCGGGTGCCGCTGCTGCCCTCGCGGTGTCCAAGCCTGTGCAAGACAAGTTGGTGACTACTATTCCCAAGTTCCTTAACGAACAGGGGAGTAGAAGCATGGTTGGTCTTGCGTCTACTGGTCTAGTTGCGGCGATTGTCTTTTACTTTGTGAAGGACTACATTGTGAAGCCCTAGACATTAGAAGTGGATTCCCAACCCATATTAGAATAGATTGATTTATCTAAACCTGAATAATAGGTAATTAAAGCTCCACCGGTCAACGTCGCCATGAGCAAGGCATTCGTCTTAAGTGTCTTGCCCTTGTCAGTTCCGTATTCCTTCAAATCCTTAGCCGTTCGTTTGAACAATCTGTTTACCACATACGTGAGCACCAGAGCAATCACACTCGTCGCGAAAAAGAATTGACGATCCACTGCGAGTTGTGGAACGCGTCCAACTATCATGTGGAACACGTTAGGTATGATTATGGTGAGCCACACCAAGTTAAGATAGTAGTTGTTGATCACGTTTGGTACCTGGGTAACACCGTAAACGGCAATCCAGTATCCGATTGCTACTAGTAAAACATTCAATGGTGTCTTCATTTGATATGTATGGAGATTATTTATCCTGTATGTGCTGGCCACAGAATTTAGTCTTCTCTGGTATCTTCTCATAAATACCGAGATTCACACAAATGTCCCGAAGTTCTATATAGTTTTCCCAGTATTGTTCTGAATGTGAATATTCTTCAACGGTGCAATGAGCCAATTCATGGATGAGAACATGGAAAATTTCATTTGAAGTTCCACCTAGACACACAACAATTTCAGCACCCTTATTTGTGTTGTACCCAACAGTTCCATTCATAGATTTTATACCTGTAATGGGGATGCACCTCTTCAACATATGAAATTTTGGATGTTCCGTGTCCGTGATGTGCTTCCTGAGAATTTCATACTTCTCTTTGATCTCAACAAGTTCCCGTGGTTCTTGGGTAGTGGCGAGTATATACGCGTTGACAAGAAGGAGTATAATGAATGCGATCATCTCTTATATACAAATATAAATTTACTATACAGTTCTGAAATTGGGTTACCAGTGAGACCCTCCCACATCTCCAATTTGAACCCCAATTCTTCTAAATGAGTCACGAGAAGATCTTTGTATGCTATCGGCTCTGCCCTCGGTCCATCTGCGTAGAAAGGTGTATCCACCAAGTTCACAAAGAGTTTCTCTCCAAATCCACCATTGCCGTGATCCTTCATGAGGAAGAAATTACCCATATCATCTTTGAGGGGTGTTCTAAATATGATCTTCTCAGAATCTGGTATGATTCCAATGAGTCGTGCACCAGGTTTCATCCTCTTTTTGATTTCCCTAATTGAAGTGAAAAACTTTTCCTTCGTTTCAAAAATATAGTGAAGTGAAAAGTTGTAACAGAGAATATCATACTTCCGATTCGGGCAGTTGTGGATATCACCTTCGTAAAAATTCACCCTCATGTGCATGTTCTTAGCGCGTGACTTAGCCTCTACGAGTGCATCTGGCTCTGGGTCACACATACTCATGTTAGCGCCACACTTGTGCCACTTTTGTAGATCTCCTCCAAACCCACAACCAACATCTAGGATTTGATCACCATCTCGGGTGACAGATTGGATCAGATCCCTCTTGGCATTGTTGTGGTTTTTTCGGATTTCCTCCATCTTGTGATTTTTACGTTTTATTTCTTTTACTTAGGTTTGTATGTTAAACATATGACTAACTCGTGAAATAGGTAGCGTCACCCACAACTGTCCACTCATGGAGCCGGTGATGGTCGCTTTAAATGGTCCACCAGTTTTAGTAACATAGTCTTCGGGTTTACCGTTTTTGTTTGGTTCCCAAACCAAATCCTTCACATTACATAGATTTGCATCAATAATGAGAAGCTTGTAGGTCCCATCAAACTTATCTTTTTTTGACAACATGAAATGATAATCGTAATGACTTTTACTCAGGTGTTCCAACTTTTCTTCTAAAGTTTTGAAACTTGTTGTTCGTGAAGAACTAAACTCTACACATGGACCCAGGTTGTGTGACCGATTATTTTTGAAAACCCCAGACTTGCAAGATAATCTTGACATTTGAACCCCCACAATACTCATATCTTCTCCAACTTTATGAGAGTTATCCGGTTTCCATGTCGTTTTATATCCCACATCATTAAAAGAGTTTGAAAGGACTTCTTCCCAAATTGTACCGGTGATTGGTTGACGAAACATTTTGTGAAATGCTGTTACATTATTCTGAACAGAATCAACAAGGCTTGTCAAAGTTTTTTGATTGGATAGAAAATAGTGAAAGTTTGGTTTGAAAGTTAAATTCAATTTTATGTATTGAAGATTCATGATACATAAATGAACCCTAATTTCAGGTTCTTCCATGATTTAGAATAGACTTAAAACTTTAAGGAGATTGTTTTGTATCTATGAGAGAGGACGTGATTAATGATGATGTTTTGAATGTACTTAGGACCTTAAATGACGAAAGTGCACAAATTGTCATCGCTGACCCTCCATATAATATTGGAAAGGACTTTGGGAACAAAAGTGACAAACAACCTATGGACGAATATCTTCGCTGGTGTGATGAATGGATTGAGGGGTGTCTTCGGGTTTTGAGAAAGGATGGAACCATGTTCATATACGGGTTCAGTGAAATTCTGGCTCTGATTCTTTCAAGAGTACCTCAAGATGTAAACCGAAGATGGCTTGTATGGCACTACACGAATAAGACAGTTCCAAAACTCAACTTTTGGCAGAGGTCCCATGAAAGTATCATTGTATTGTGGAAGAGTGACAAAGTGTTTCATAGGGATGATATTAGAGAGCCCTACACCGATAATTTTACAAAACATGCGGCCGGTAGACAAAGACCTGCAACAAAGGGTAGGTATTCAAATGGTGAGAAGACCACAACATATGAAGCGCATCCACAAGGTGCACTTCCAAGAGATGTTATTAAAATAGCAACTCTTGCAGGTGGAGGTAAGGGAAAGGAAAGAGTTGATCATCCAACACAAAAACCTTTAGAACTGTGTGAGAAACTTTTAAAGTCGTGTAAACAATATCCAGAGAATGGTTTTGTTTTCGTTCCATTCGCGGGATCTGGGAGTGAATGTGTAGCTGCCAAGAAGCTTGGGCTTCCGTTTGTGGGTGTTGAGATTAATGAAGAATATATACAACTCATCAAGAGTAGATTGGAACCTCAAGGTAATTTGAGTTCAATGTCTTCCAGTGAGATTGAAGAAGATGGTAACCAATTGAACAAATAGTAATGAACACTAGAACTTCCTAAAAGAAACTTCTGCTTCTCTAGATTTGGTACACACTGACCAATATCTAAAGTAGTAAACATATCGTAGCCCAAGTTTTTGGCGATGAGGAATGCATCGTTATATACATTTCCAACCATGTAGAATGAATATGCTTGATTGATCGTAGACGATCCATCTTTCTTCACGTTTGGTATATCGTAGAAAGAGATGAATGTCTCATCTGAATCGTTTATATATGAGTTGGCTGGAAGTATCCAATGTTTTACCCAAGTTTTATCAATGACTGGAGCAATTTTAAATTGTTTGAAATGATTTTGTAAAATTTTTGTAACTTTCGGAATATCTTTTGTTTGCATCTTTCTAAATTGAGAAGTTCCACGAACTTCAAGATATTTTTGTCTTGTTTTATTTGGAACTTTATAAAATCCAATGTCCGAAAGTTTTTTAACATTTAGGATACGATGCCAATATGTTGATTTTACGAGGGGTGTGGGTATTTTAGTGACCGCTGTGTAAACTGCCTGCCACACACCCTTTGTGTTAGCAATACGTTTCATTTCACTTATAAGAAGTGGTGCAAAACCCAAAGATCTATAATTATCATGAACACACAGGAAGTTGATTTGAACCATGTTCAAAACATCATCACATACGCGTATTTTGTTAGGAACACTTGATATGAATCCAATGAGTTCTTGGGTCTCATTGTGAATAATTCCTCTATTTTCATAGCCAGATGACTCAGCTGCCCATTTAAGGGTCTCAAGTGAATACTTAAGTCTATTTGTTTCACTTGCTAGATAATATTCATTTAGAAATGGGTGGGCTTCTTCAACTGAACATACTTTCCATGAAAATCCATCTGGAAGTTTTTGCGACTCCACCGCGACCTTCTTTTCCTTCTCAATTTCTTTCCCTTTTTCATAATTGAGACCTTCTTGTGGAACGGGTTGCTTATCCCAAAACGTTCTCATTAGTATGTAATCATATAATTCTTTTAAGCGGGCTTAAAGTTTTGATGACTACATAGTATATAATATGTCTCTTGAACAGGATTATACCACCGTTCCAGGTCAGCTCTACGCATGCCTTTCTGTTGTAGGCCCAGAGGCTCCCCAAAAGAATGACAAGTTTGGCATTAAGATTCGCGGCGCCTTCTCGTCCCGTGACGAGGCTGCTTCCCACGCTAAGCGTCTTCAGAAGGAGGACAGCACTTTTGACATCTATGTCGTTGACATGTACAAGTGGCTTCTCATCCCACCCGATCCTCTAAAGATTGAGGATGTGCACTACACTAATGAAAAGCTTGAGGAGATTATGACTGGTTACAAGGAGAACCAGGCTGAGGCTGCACGTCTTTTCAACGAGCGCAAGAGGGATATGATGGAGACGAAGAGTTTCCTAAAGCCCGGTGACGAGAACTCTAGGTTTTATACAAAGCCCGATGAGGCTCCTATTAGTCACCCAGCTGATGTCATTGAGCGACTCAAGAAGGAGAAGCCAGATACTCCAATGGAAGAGCTGGTCAAGGAGGCTGATGCTATTGTTGCTGCCGAGGTTGAGGAGCGACGCAAGAAGCGAGAGGCTGAGGCTGAGGCCTCCACTATCGGAACTATTGAGGAGTCCAAGGATGAGGGTGAGGAGGAGGTGACTTCCGAGAATAAACCATAAAAAATATCCACATACAGTAAACAAAATGTGGAAAATAGTTGTTACCATTATTTTGACGAGTGTGTTCTTCGTTTTGTTTTTTGAACCGTATTTAAAAATCAGTGCTGATATCAATTCAAAAAACAAAGTGAGTACAACGAAAGGTTTTATTGAAGATACTAGAGATGCGTTTATAATACCATTGTATCCTACACAAGTTATGGATCGTGATATAACGGGTAAATTACAACCTGTATATGGTGACATCGGAACTTTCGTACCATATTCAACCGACGATACTTGGTTAAGTGGCTTTCCACATGAACCATCTGAGTCTCAAACAGTTGAAGATGCTGATGCTAAGTTAGAACGTCGTTCACAAGAAATTAAGCGTACTTTAGAATTACAGGCTGCATAGTTTTTCCCATGAAAAAACCCAACAAAAATACTGCAAAGGCTATAATCCAAGTGTTTTTGTCAATATTAGATAAAAAATCATTCTTTTCCATTTGTTGAAATTGCTGAGGATACATCATTTCAGAAGGATGAGGATAGTACGATTGGTCCTGAATCATGTGATCATTTATAGGTGTACTACCTTCATGTTTCTCATCGTTCTTATTAAGTGGATCCAAAGTTGGATCATAGTCAATTGGATTTCCTATATCAGTCTCCATTTTTTATATAGACTTTGTTTTTTTTAAGCGTCTTCTTCCTCACTTTCCTCATCGTCATCTACTATGAAATCTTTGAGACTACCATCATCCTCATCTTCTTCACTCTCCTCGTCCGAATAGATCTCTTCTTCGGTGTCAATATCAGATCCAATATCAGAGTCGTGCTCCTCAATTGTGTAATCATCCTCTAAAACAGTCTCTTCTGGAGTGTAAAAATCAGGCTTCTTTATCTGTCTACCGGTGCGCGTACGTGTTTGTACCATTATATAGATAAAGACTCCTGTCTTTTAAGTATCTTTTGGTAAAATTGATCCCTAAATTCAATATCTGTATACAAAGCGAGTTCTTCTAATGTATCTTGTGCCATTCTAGTATTACCTTCCCTCATGTACTTTAAATACTCTTTATATAGCTCTGGGTGTACACCTGAATATATATGAAACTCGTCTACAGTTGGCACAACGTTATTAATTTTCACATCTCCAATAAGTCTGGATGCTAAAAACACTGTAACGCCAATTAGAACGATAGCCATTCTTCTATTATTGGGGTCTATTTTTTTTCGGATGGTCTGAGCGCCTCTTTGACACTACCACTGAGTTCATACGTTCTTGCATTGCTTTTTTTACAAATAGGACATTTTTGTGTTATCTTGGTACCCTTGATAACATATGACATCGTAGATCCTTCGTGTTCACCTTTAATAGTTTCACAGTGAGTAACCGTCGTCAAAACTGTAAATGTATTCTTTTGACGCGTGATACTCACAACTCTTGTATCTTCTGGACATTTCATACACCTTTGCATATATGATTCCAATGGTAACTTTACAGCGGAATGTTTAATCTGGGGCTTTTCTTCAAACTTTTTGATTTCTGGGCATTTTCTGAGATCTTCCTTTTTGGGGTACAATCTCTCAACTATTTTAGGAGGTAGTTGGTGTTTACGACCATAAAAGTCTTTACAAAAACCATCTCTCCTACCTCTGACAGTCTCACATCTACAGAAACACTTTTGAGCAATCACAGATCCACTGATGTGAAACCACACATGATTTGAGCTGTGAGGTCTCTTTAGATTTTCACAATATTTAGAGTTTGTACTCACGAGATAAGTTTCCTTATGTTTGAATAACTTAGTCACCACTGATATACTCTGCCCCTCCATATTCTTTTGAATGAACTCCTCAATGAGACCCTTGAGTTCATCATTTTGAACCTCATCCTTAGTCTGTGCATCGGTGAAAGTACCCTCCTTAATCACTTTAGAGGGAGGTTCTACGGTGATGTGTTGAGGTTCATTTGTTCTGATTGCCGACATCTTGAGAATATCAACGTCTGGTTGTTGATTAATCTTCAAAAGAGTGCTTAGAGGTCCATGTTTGTATATGAACACAGGAAGGTATGCAACTTGAACAACTTTACCCATTCCCTCACAACCCTCACAACCCTGTCCACCACATTGATTGTGTTTGGCCATTTTATGGGACCATGGCATACGAAAGCCACTTCCCTTAGATTTTCTCCTAATGTCACCGTATACAGAGGAATCCACGATTTCGTTCCAATCCATTGCACCCTTTGCCTTTGAGAGTGCCACAAGAATGTGTTCCCTCAATGCGAGAGCCGAAGCTTGATCCACGACAAATCCTGGCCAGTTAAGGTGTACACCAGTCTTGGTGAGTTCACCAGCCTTTTTGGGTGGGGAGACAGATACGAGACATTCCTTACCACCATGTCGCTTCACTTTGTCACAGATGATTTTACAAATATCTTGAATTTCATCAAGGGTCAAAGCTCTATCATCTTTGTAGTCAATGTCAACGAAAAAGTTGTACGTCTCCGTTTTTTGTTCCACAACAAACAATTTCTCCCCCTTCTTTACAGCTTCTATGTACTTTTCATAGAATTCATTCAATTTATCGAATGGCACGGAAAGGACACCACCGTCCATGAGCACATGCGATAAGTTGGTTGCATTGTTAAATTTATTGTGGTTGCACCACTTCTTAAACATACCTTGTTATTGCCCCTCTTCTCTAAACCATCTCATACATGAGACATCGTGGTACTCTTGGCTTTGAGAGAGCTCCTTCTTTATAGTTAAAAGTTCATATACAGTCTTTTTTTCATTATCCTTTATCCACTCTTCCGCCTCTTCTTCACAGAGACCTCTATTCTTCATGAGAAGTTCTCCAATTTGCATTAAGATGTAAGCCTTGGACTTCATTCTACTTAATAGAAAATGTTTTTCTGTTGAGAGAAGTCACACACGAATAGAATTTTGGATTTTTCAAAACATTTTCAATTATGAGCTTCCACTGTTTACGTGTGTTAAACTCATCTAGAGTATCAAAACTCATGTAATCATTCTCATCGTATGTCTTCTTTATTGGTAACTTTTGAATCTTTCTCAAGTTCATCTTCTGTTTCTCATCGTAAAACTTTTTAACTAAGGAATTTTGTTGGCTTCTGTTGTAGTCCACAAAAAATACAAAAACGTTGTATTCCAGATCTACTGTGGGACTCTCTTTCACTGTAAACTTAAATTCTGTATATTCTCCATTTTTTAGTGAGACTACTCCACGAGTCTCTTCTTCAAGCTCTCTAAGAGCACATCTGATAGGATTGAAGATTTCTCTTCTCCTGCATCCTCCTGTGACAAATATCCAGTCCTTGAATCTCCGATCCCTAACCGTTAGGAATCGGGGTTTTTCGTCAGCAAAACTGACGGGAATAGCTATAGCTTTGTATTTTTTCATTGCGCATTCGCAAGTTATAATAACCGGATATGTTTATTCCTCCTTCTTTTCGTCAGTAGTCTCTGGTTCAGTCTCTGGTTCCTCTGTGGGTTCAACCTGAGGAGCTGGACGGGGCATTGGGACTGGGGCACTCAACTTTTGGATGAGTTGGGCCGAGAAGTTCTTGAGGTTATCAACATCCTGCTTAGCCTTGTTCATCTCTCTGAAGAGGAAGATAACACCTGCGATGGCTACGATAGTGGCCACCATCATGAGAGTTTCACGGTCCATTGGAATCATTATAACTTAAATAGAGTTCTTCTTTTTAAGTAATTACACCCATATGTGTTCTTCCTGGAAGTGGGCATTCATAGGGGCTCTGGGCAAACTGCACGGATTGGTAATGCGTATCTTCACAAGACCTTTGAGTTGGTGGCGTGGGCTGACCAACAAACTTTTCAAGTGTCCTGGATTTTGGATCGTACGTCAATACAAAAACGATGGCGAGTAGGAAAACGAGTTTCCACATATTTATTATTTACAGAGAGATTTAGTTACTGTAGAGGAGGCCGCCCATACCGTTTTCAACACGTAAAATGTTGAAATTGACGGCATAAATAGCGTCATCGGAATCATTGCGGTCGTTCATAATACGAGCGGAGTCAAGTCGGCTGAAATTGAGGGTGCCTGTGGGCTGGACCTTGGCAGCATCGAGACAGAATGGGTACACGAAGAGCTTCTCAACAGTGGGAGAAGCAACCGCGGAGCTCGCGTGGGAAGTGTGGTAGTAGAGAGGCACGGAGGAGAAGTTGGGGTTACCAAACTTATAGTCGGCCACATCAGTACCGTTGATTTGGAGCTTGATCTTGTTGTCAACCGAGCCGTCGTTACCGAGGATGTTAACACCAGAGGCGTTAGCAGCCGCGAGATACTTGACTGGATGGTTGAAGTTGAGCTCCTGGATCTTGGAACCAGAGGCGGTAGCCTTCTGGACTTGGGTAATAATCATGTTTTGGGGAGTAGAGGCAAAGTAATCACGTTCGTTGGTGTCAAGATACGCGTAATTCGCGTAGACATCCCACTTACGACTAGAGTCGGCAGCGTTAGCACCCCAAGTGATACGCAATTCTACATCGTGATACTGTAGGGCAATAAGTGGGAGAGCAGTCTGCCAGTTCTCACAGAAAGCGAAACGGAGAGGGTAGAAATTCTCGTTAGTGGAACCACCGAAAAGATCACCCGCGACAGACTTAGAGGAAGAGGTAGCCGAGAGGGTGGGGGCAATGAGGGTAGAGTAGGTAGAATCTTGTTCATCGACAACTTGACCCCCCACTAAGAGCTCGACTTTATCAATTAGAGAAGTCCAACTAGACTCCGCTTGTACAAGAGAACCATTGTTTACAACCAAGTACACATAGTTGAGGAGGTCACCCTTGCGCTCGAAGCGCACAGTGGACATACCACCATTGGAGACGTTACCCTGGATCACCTGACGTTCCACGGTTTGGGAGAAGTTAGTATGGCGCTTATAGGTAGACCTAAAAAAGCTGATTTCAGGCTGACCGACGAGGTGCGCATCCTGAGCGCCGACGGCGACGAGTTGGGCAATACCACCAGACATTTTATATTATAGTGAGAGTTTATTTTTTTAAGTGCAAGACCACTATGATATAAATTGTTAATAACAATTTTCATGTTGTTCTAATGTTTCATAATGTAAGCCAAAACATAATATGGGTTTTGTATATCAACCGCGGTAGCCTGACCCGTGCTATCTGTAGTACCTGTGTGAGCGTGTGGCGCAGTCCCGGTATCAACTGTTATGGTGTGAGAGTGTGGCGCATCTTGGGCATTAACTGTTATGGTGTGAGAGTGTGGCGCATCTTGGGCATTAACTGTTATGGTGTGAGAGTGTGGCGCCTGCGCGTTTTGAACGCTGACACCTGTATATGCGCCGTAAGAATTGGTATTGTTACGGACGGTGCCAGTTGGATTCAATTCACGAATACCCGAACCTGGTGGATAGTTCATAGGTTGTACATAACCAGGGATAGTGTGAGCGTGTGTAGGATCTGAAATACCGTGATTGTGTGGTGCGTTTGCGTTGCCGCTACTAGCTGGGTGCGCGTGTGGTGCGTTTGCGTTGGCGCTACTAGCTGGGTGCGCGTGTGGTGCGTTTGCGTTGGCGCTACTAGCTGTGTGTGCGTGAGGTGCGTCATGATTGTCCGTAGTAAATGTGTGTGTGTGTGGTGCAAGATTTGCCTCTGTTAGATTCACTGTATTTGCGCCACCAGACTGCCCTGGATATGCAGGGGCTGGGTTATCTTGGTGAGCACCCCTAACAAAGCGTGTTCTCAAATCGGGTGGGGTAATGTTACCAGCAAGATCTGTTCTTGCCACCTCTACACCATCACAGAGTGTCCATCCTGATGGAATAGTAGACACTGTACCATACCACAAAGCAATTAAACCAATTGGAACTTCTGAGTTTGTAACACCATTCACAGTTAATGAATCGGCTTTTACGCTACCATTTACATTCAGTTTAAAGCCATCCGGGTCGTTCGTGCCTATCCCAATGTTACCCGCAAAAGTATGAATAGAGGTAGTCATTATTACTATAAAAACACAATTTTTTTAAACCAACTATTTTACAAAATTTGTGTTTTTGTAAAATATTTTATACCCGCTTACACTTTTGTAAAACTAATAATTAAATGTGATGACAGCACCTCCTGTTCCTTCTTCAATACTAGAAACCTGACCAGAACTATTCTGAGATATGTACTCTATGAAAACATTGTAATTGCCAGTGGAAGCCATGGCCTCAGTTGGTTTAAATGATACACTTGTAGCTGTGGTGGTTATTTCTGTATCCCACGGATTTGCCGTTGAAACACCAAACACGGTGACTGGACCTAAAGCTATAGAATTGCTTGGTGCTGTACCATCCCATTTACCTCCACCACATTCAAATGAAAGGGTACTTATGTCTTCACCTGTACCTTCTGCAAGATGTGCAACGACCTTTGCATAAAAGACATGGTTTGTAAAGTTAATCTTAATGGTGGATTCCGCGATGGAGACTGCACCCAACGCCTCTGAATGGGAGTATGTTTTCTTTCTAGTACCCCCTGTATTTGCGATGAGACCACCTGATATGTAGACGTTTGCGGCGTATAAATCTCTAGTAACACCCACACCACCCACAACCTGTAAAGCGCCAGTTGATACTGAAGTTGAATTTGTATCATCCCAAACCTTAGCAACACCCCCTACATTCAGATTTTCTGCTATACCCGTGCCACCACCAACTGTGAGAGCACCCGTAGTTGTACTATCAGATGTAGTTGTATCGGTCACATCAACACTTCCAGATGACATATCGGCCGCAAATATAGTTTTGGCAACCCCAAGGCCACCCACAACTTGTAAGGCTCCACTGGTTGTAGTGGTAGCATCTGTGACATTTTCAATTTTACCAGTTCCACCGACGAATAGATTTTCCACTACACCCACACCACCAGCAACCTTTAGGGCACCAGTGGTTGTACTTGTAGACCCAGTAGCATCAGTTACATCAACACTTCCAGATGATAGATCCGCTGCAAAGACGGTTTTGGCAACACCGAGGCCACCCACAACTTGTAAAGCTCCAGATGTTGTTGTGGTAGCATCCGTATCATTTTCAATCTTACCAGTTCCACCAACGAATAGGTTTTCCACTATACCCACACCACCACCGACTGTGAGAGCTCCCGTAGTCGTGCTTGTAGACCCAGTAGCATCCGTGACATCAACACTCCCAGACGACAGGTCTGCTGCAAAGACAGTCTTGGCAACTCCGAGACCACCTACAACTTGTAAAGCTCCACTTGTAGTTGTGGTAGCATCTGTGTCATTTTCAATCTTACCAGTTCCTCCGACGAATAGGTTTTCTACTATACCCACACCACCACCGACTGTGAGAGCACCTGTAGTTGTAGTTGTAGACCCAGTTGCGTCGGTGACATCAACACTTCCAGATGACAGGTCCGCCGCGAAGACAGTCTTAGCAACCCCAAGGCCACCCAAAACTTGTAAAGCACCGGTTGTGGTTGAAGAGGCATCTGTATCATTGGTAACAGAAGTCACACCGGCAATAAAAGCCTTTTTGGCAACACCCATACCACCAGAGACGACAAGAGCACCGTCAGTTGATCCGGTAGCATCTGTAGCATTGGTAACAGAAGTCACACCGGCAATAAAAGCCTTTTTGGCAACACCCATACCACCAGAGACGACAAGAGCACCGTCAGTTGATCCGGTAGCATCTGTATCATTGGTAACAGAAGTCACACCGGCAATAAAAGCCTTTTTGGCAACACCCACACCACCTGTTACAACGAGAGCACCGTCAGTTGATCCGGTAGCATCTGTAGCATTGGTAACAGAAGTCACACCATCAAAAGTAGCCGCGGCGCCGTAGAGGGCACCTTGCACACCCACACCACCAGTCACTTGGAGGGCACCTGTCGTCTTTGAAGTGGCTGCGGCATCACCGGTGATGAGGACATTAGAAGCTGTTGTGATATTAGAAGTCACGTGAGCATTACCAGTCACATACAATTTTGAGTCTGGAACGTTATCATTCTCACCATCTCCAATTCCAATACCGAGTCCACCATCAACGATGTAGACATTTCCGTATTCAACCGTCACAGTGTTTTGAGTTATGAGGTGACCCCAAACATTTGCTGTTATGTGTGCGTCATCTTTCCAAGTAACAGAATCTGCATCTGGTCCTTCATTTATGTATCCTAACGAGAGGTGGTGCCCGGGTGCACCTCCAATGTGTGTAGAACCGTGATGAATAATTCCAATGTTATAGTTTGGATGTTCCATGATAATACCTATGTCCAGCTCATGTGATGGATTGTTGTTTGCTATAGTAATGATTCTATCTGTAATCACTAGATCGTTTGAGGTGATCTGAAATGTATTACCTAAAACTGAAATATTACCAGTAATTTCAACATTAGCGTTAATTAGAACGGCTCCATTTTCTTGTGTAATAAATGAGTTCACTAATTTTTTAGTTCCATCTGTTATTGGTATGGTATCAACTGACATATTGAGTGGTTTCACGCTATCCAATGTTGTGTCGGCTGCGTGAAGTTCCCCTTGAATACCTGTACCACCCGTCACTTGAAGAGCACCCGTTGTTTTGGAGCTTGACACGGTTGCATCTGAAATATGGGTAGATGTCGTAACGAGGGCACCCACATTAGCTGTACCTCTAACATCAAAAGTGTTAGAAGTCGCGGAAGTACCCACACCTATATGGGAAGCTGCGAAGACATTTGTAGAGTGGATGTTGGCCTCCACGCCGAGGCCACCTTGGGTTACAATTACAGCTCCGGTATCCTTGGAGGTAGAGTGAGTAGTGTCTGTAACAGTGATACTATCAGCCTCAACATCCTCTAGATTGGCGTGTGTAGCGTGCAAATCTCCCTGAATACCTACACCACCAGTCACTTGGAGGGCGCCAGTGGTTTTAGAAGTGGTTGCGGCATCCCCGGTAATAAGAACGTTGGAAGCTGTAGAAATGTTAGAAGTTACATAGACATTACCAACAATATCTAGGGTAGCTTTTGGTGTTATCGTACCAAGACCAACCATATTGGTCTCTGCATCCACGTGGAGGGTTGTAGAATCAACGGTTACATTTCCAGCAACCACAAGGTCACCGTGGAAACCATCGCCAGACGTAATACTCACACCTCGGAGGGTCACCGCATTTGCCGCGGAATTGCTTGAACTACTCACAGCTGTTGTGAGTGGAATGTTCAAGTTGGGGGAAGCAATCTTTTTCAAATCATTGTTTTCGCTATTCACATAGACATATTGCATGTCATTGTAGTCTGTGATAATCCTTGCATTTGGAATATCATTTGAACGACCAATACCTGTCACGAACATGACACCTGCACTGTTATTAACAACGACACCAACATTTTGAATGAGATCAAGATCAACTCCGTACGGTTTTACATTTGTTAAACCACCTGGAGTACCACTTGCAACATAAAGTGTGTCACCGTTTGTATAACCAGATATTCCACTTATTCCGTTAGCTCTACCAAATGTAACAACGGCACCCTGTCCATTGA